TTGGATAATCATAAAGTATTCTATTACCTCCCCCTTGCAATGGAATATAAATCCTTAATGTAGAAGCTTCTATTAAAGAAGATGGAGCAACCAAACTAGACCACCTATTCTCAAGTCTTATCGGAGTAACAGGCAATTCAATATATGGCCTTTGAGACCCGTCAGTAATACCTATTTCTACAGTACCTTGAATTAGGTCATCTTCTATAGACTTATTCCATAATCTATTTGTTAAATAATCAAATAATAACGTTAAATCTCCACCCTTTACCCATATCTCATTTGCTAAAGAATTATTTGAATTATATATATTTTCTTGGTCAAAATTCCTGGAACGAACATTCATGACTTCATATTGTGCATCATTCCATCTTAATTGCCAATATCTGCTTACTTCAGATAATGGCTCATACGGATACCAATCAAATCCATCCGAAATTAAATCTGCTTCTGTATATAAAAATGCTCCATATGCAGAAAAACAAGATTGATATGTAATCGATGAACCCCCTGGCCATATGTTTGGTGCCGACCAATCAGAATATAAAGCATCTAAATATTCTGTTACTCCCCCAGTAGAAGAATGTCTACCAATTGCCTGGTCAGTATCTGTAATCGCTCCTATCCAATAATATGTATCAGATAAAACATTAAATTTTGGTACAGATATTAAATTCCATTGACCACCAATAACTGCAACACTAGAATCATTTGATGATAATAATTTACCAGGTGTACCAGCATTATCATCATATACCATAACCTTAACATTACCACTCAATAAAGAATACACTATAATTTTAGATACTAACGAATCATTTGATGAATAAAACTGTCTAATAAATATTCTATTAGCATTATGTTGATAAGTCGCATCTATTGTTTCACCAAATAAATATTCAGTATAATTTTGTTCAGCAAGTAAATTGGCACCTGGCAATCTATCTGGATCTTTCTCTCCTATTAATCTAATTATATTTCCTTTATCTTTATCATAATAATTAAATGCTTCTGTTACATAAAACCATTTTACTATAGTATTTAATGTCCTAACTTCATATGGATCTCTTTGTTTAGGAAGAAGTTTAATATATTCAATTAAATTCTCACCTACATCTCCCCATGTATTAAGCAACATTTGCAAATAATTATACTGGTCTAAATTCCTCCATTGAGATGGTACATTTAACCAAAATACTTTTCTTCCCCAATATCCCCTCCCAAAAAAACCAGTCCCACTTGGATAATTTAAAGTTGTTGTCATATTTTATCATCCAAACACTTTTATAGTATAAACGGCTGTTGCTTCACTTCCTAAATCTTCATTGGAAACATAATACGCTTTTTTTGTTCCTACAGATGTCGGAACATTATCAATACCACTATTAGTTTCTACGATACATGATGTATTATTTGTTGCACCACCCACTTCATAAACTTCTTTAACCAACCATGATTTATTAACTCCATCACCTCTCAAACAAATATGAGAACCAGGATTTATTCCTAAATTCCATCCAATTAAATTTATTCTATCAATAGCAAGATTATAAATAGCTGCACCTTCTAAAGAATCAACCAAATATATAAGACCTCCAGCAGTAAATCCCCAACTAGTTGGAGCACTTACTACTATGTCCGCATTAAGACCACTTTTTTTTACTACTGAAAAATTTCCAGTTGAAGGTACAATTAATCTTTCACCTCTATAAAAAAGCTTCCTTCCTCTCTCAACACCTTCCCATCCTGAAGATCTTCCCATTGCCTTTATCAAATCATTTGATAAAACAACCTTAAAATCTATATCCCATTCTTCTTTTATTGAACCAACTAACTTAATTGGTGAAAAACTCGTATCATCTGAAAATGACCATGATACAGAAAAATCTGTTGAACTCCAACCAGTTGTCCAATTTGCATCATTACGATTTTTATTAAAAAAAACAAATCCAGACCTACTAAAAGAATATAATACACTATTAAATTCTTGTATACCTACTCTTTTCCATAAATTGACTGAATCATCCCAATAACAACCACATGCAATTTCAAAAGATGCACCATCATCAGGATTTGTATAATAAACACGAACATGTTCTGCCAAACGAAGAATTTCTAAACGAAAATCTCTTCCTCCTTCATTAGGCAATGCTGCCATTTTTGCAGTTCCATACTCAAAAAAATTAAATAAACGTTGAACACCACTTTTCCCAAATGTAAAAAGACCTGCCCCATATCTATCCCAAGAATCCCAATCTCCATCATAACGTATATCTACAGAAGTAGGAGCACTTATAAATGACCTCACCATTTTATAAATTTTGTCATCATCTATAAATACTACAGAACAATAACCAATTTCATTTACATGAAAATCATTGGTACCACTCATATACCCACCCTTGCATACAAGAATACCCTCACTAGAAAAATAAACCGATACAGTTTTTTCATCTACATTAGAATCAAATATAACATTGTTTGACCTCCATAATAAAGTCCATGAAGATGAAACAGAATCTGGATGAATATTCTTAATCCTCTGTTGTATAAAATACAACAAACTACTAATTTGACTAGTTAATGAACCCAAATATAATTGTTCATCAGTATACGTCTTGTTTTCTTTACAATAAATATTATTTGCATGCAGATTTACATCTGTAGCAATAGCATCGTCAGTATCAAGATCTTCAAGTTCTACAAATTCCCAGTAAACAACAGCAAATGTTCCTGTCCAACTAGATTCAGAAACATCAAGAAATACCATAGAAATCCATGGGTCAGTATAACAACCATCTTCATCCAAATCTGATAAACTTATTACACTACCACCTGTTTCTTGTGTATACCATGACCCAGCATATATTTCACCACCATTACTTCCAATCATCACCACATTATTATTTATTCCACCTGCAAGCTTAATCTTTCCAGACCAATTATACGTTTTATCAACAAAAGATATCCTACCTGTAAGTTGAAATCTTGTTGCACTACTAGTAGTTTTTTCAACTTTTCTTCTTACAAGTATCCCTTTCTTACCTAAAACCTTATCTCTATAACTACCATCAGTCCTAATTCTTGATTGCAATATAGAAATATCACCAGATTGCATCAATATATGAGCAAGAATAACTGCATCATCAGGAACATTAGATGGAATATCAACTTCAAATGCACCAGTCGTATCCTTAAAATCTTGATAATCAACAATCATATATACAACCCATTCAACATCTGAAGGAATAGGCCATGTTTGAGAACTCATATCCAATATGACTCTTGATTCCAATCTAACAACTGTGGCCATTCCATTTGTAGTATTCTGATGAAGAATCAATGAATCATTTTCTGGTCCAAGCTCAATTCTAAAAGAAGTGTCTGCTCCACCTTCAGATTCTAATACTTCTGCACCCCTATAAACACCAGGAATGTTCACTCCTGTTTGAACATTTGCTGCATCACTAGCATACCGTTCAGCAAAACGAAACTTTATCCTAGACTTATTTATACTACTAGAAGCTAAAGACATTTTTTACTTTACTCCCTATTATTTCTTTCTTGCTCTTTTTTTTGAATTCCTAATATTTTTAAGTTTTGCATCTTCAGCTTCTTCAGCTTCTTCATCAGACATAGGTTCATTGACAAGATCAAAATCCATTAATACTACAAGATCATTTCCATCAATTAAATCTCCACACCATTCATAATCAATTGGTTCAATATTAACTTCAACATCCTTATCAAGTAAAAGTTCTATATCTTTTTTCCTTTCTATTTCCTTCTCTAAAAGATCTTTATTCTCTTCTTTTAAGATAGCAATTTCTTCATTAACTGGTCCCCAATTTTCAATCCTGTAACCCATTCCACCTTGACTAGAAACTGGCGTACCATGTTTTTCAAATATCTTATCTTGTTTCTCATAATAAGATTTCATCTCATCAGTTACTTCACGTGCTATATCAATAGGTCCAATAATTTCCTTTAATATTTTTACACGTTTAGCATTTTCCCACCTTGGAATAACTTCAACTGTCTTAGCAAGCTTCTTAAAAATCTTCAACAACGCATCAACATCTCGATATTTCATACCTTTATAACCCTCTTCTTTCTTCATTTATCAATGAAACCTTTTCCCATGTCCTTTGTAATGACCAAGCAATGATTGCTTAGACAAAATAGAATGCTTTATTAAACCATTTTTTTTATCAGCAAAAGCTTTTATCTTTTCTTCACTTTCTATTTCATTTGGTAAAATTGATTTTATAATCCTATATTTATCTCTACTTGGAATTGAAAATGAAACACATTCCTTTTTCTTTCTCGTAATATTTCCTTTATCATCTTTGTTCTCTTTAAATAATGTACGCTTTTTAAAAACTATTCTCCTATCTCTTATTTTGTTCTCTCTTATATTATTCGACATACTATCAAAACAACAAACAGGAAATTGATAATCAGAAAGCCACATCATTGGTATTGTTGATTTTAAAAATAATTCAGCACCTCTTCTTGATATACAATATCCCATCAATGTTCTAGTTTTTCTAACTTGACCATCATCAAAAACGTATATCCGTCTATCTGGTCTTGTTCCACATAAATAAAACATATCAGCATCACTAGGAATAACTACTTTTTTTTCTATCAATTCTCCATCTTTCAAATAAACTTTTGACCTTTCAACATCATCCTCCATAATAACTGCCCATTCATCATCAGTATTCAAAAATTCCTGAATAGCTTTTCTATGACTTAAATTACACGCAACATGGGTTGGTGGAAGAATACTGTTTTCAAGCAATATACCTTCATTAACAAATTTATCACGATATTCCAAATTCCATACAAGAAAACCTCTATTATCAAACGTATCTTCAATAGCCCATTCCATACCATCTATAGCGGATATCCTTATTAATTTTTCATGCTCAAAAGATTTCTCCATTTTTTCTCTTCTATCTTCTGAACGATCCAAATTTATATAATATATATTCATCAAATACCTCTCATATTATTACTACCCACCATATATTTCATCATAAGTAGTTTTAAGCTTAACTCCTCCCCATATATGAGCAAACCAATCAACTTCAAGAAGCTCACTACCTGTACCTTGGACTTCAAGTTCTAATGTATGATCCGTATCATTTTTTTGCCAACTTGCATTCCCAACTCCACCGCTTAAAGCAATATGATATCTCTCTGTTTCATGAAATTGTATACCATTCACAGAATTCCTCCACACTTCAACATCCCAAACCCAAACCTCAATTGCATCAACAGTAGCCCCATGTGCTGTACCAACTAAACGACATTCAAAACAATATAGATATTCTTCTTCTATAACCAAAGGAGAAGTAGCTCCAGAACCAGTAGTAGTAAGAACAGTTGGTGTAGTATCAGTAGTCCTATACATCATCGGAATAGCTTTAAATGCTTGAGAACTACCTAATGTAGAACCATCAAGTCTTCCAGCTGTAAAAAATTCACCATAATCAAAATCAGCTTTTGATCTTTGTCCTCTAACAACTACACCAGGATGCGAATCACTATAACACTCATAACCTGTCATAAGACTATAACTACTGTCTTTACAAGTATGCGCATAACCAACAACAATTGTATTACTACAGTTTTGAAATGTAGAACTAGTACAAATAGCAATAGATTTTGTAATATTAATTGGATTCGTACTAGTCAACGATAATACTGAATCATAAACTGATGATATAGTATTAGAACTTCCTCTATAAATCAATTTTGAACAAGTAGTGAAACTATTAGAATCACCAACAATTATAGAATCAGATAAATATGACCCATCAAAATCATTTCCACCACCAACAACAATATTACCACCCATATAAGAATCATCTAAAGTATTAGCATCTTGAAATACAAATAAATTATTAGCTCTTACAACAAGTGATTCATGGTCACCATCATCACCTATATGCATATGTACTGTTGAATATCCACTTGGTGTTAATACTTCATCACCTCTATAAATTACAACCGATTTTTCAATACCAGTATCTCCAACAAGAGATTGCCATAATTCTAATCTTGCTCCTTCTGATGACCCAGACCATGTACTTGTAGCAACAACCCTAAATTCAATAGCACTTTCAAATGATGTTCCATTTGATGCTTCAAAACTTATCTGTCCTAAAGCTGACCCATTAGAAACAGCATAATTATACCCAATTGTATCAGTCTGAGATTTTCTTATCCTAACTATCGGTTGTTCACCTGTATAATCACTAAAAAACGACAAAGCTAATATATTATCATATGTATTCTCTCCATTGCCAAATATCTCAAGAGCAGCCGTTGCTGCAGCAGAAGATGAATCCGTAATCGAAAGATATCCATTAGAATCAAGACGCATAGCCAATGCTGGAGTAGTAGTAGTTTTTTCTGTTATATAAAAACTTAAATCAGACCCAGAATTTGTTCCAGAAAAAGTACTAGCAGCAGAAGCTATAATACGAGCACCTTCAACCCAATCACTTCCACTTGACCCATAAAAATTAATCTCACCAAGATAACCACCTGTAGGAACAGCAGTATGAGAACCTACAGAAACATTATAACTTCTTATAAATGATAACGCTGATGAATCTGCTAATGTAGTTGTCCACTTTCCTGATGTTATTCCATCTTGAATTTCAGCCTTACTATCTAAAGATGTAGCTTGTCTAGTACCATTATGACCTACTATAAAAACACTGTTTACAGTATCCCACATAAATATAGAAGAAGAATCAACACCAGTTCCTGTACCATATACAATCTGTCCAGCAGGCTCAGATACACTACCACCACCAGAAGTATATGCCACATTTAATGCAGCCAATAATGATACTTCACCAAAATTTGAATTGTACGTTGTCCATTCTGAAGTAGCACTAGAAAAATCAATTCTTTGATTTGTCCATGTTCCAGAAATAACAGATGAATTAACATCAGTAAATGCTACTATATTTGTTGAAGGAGACCCCAACAATACTAACCCACTTGCACTTCCTTCTGCGGAAATATAAACAGCAGCATTAGATGTTGCACTTGTCGCTTCTATAATAACTTCACCATCCCCAGTTACATTACCATCAGCATACAAATTTGCTTCTGCTAATCCGCTACCTGTAGAAGTTGCTACAATATCAATTCTTGGAGTACCACCATTTGCATAAATTTCAATATCAGCCTTATCTGTATCCTCATAATTATAACTGTTTATGGTAAATCTAGACCCGCCTGTTCCAGTGTCACCAATAACATTAAATTCAACTGCAGCTTCACTTGTTCCAACATACTTCTTATGACTAAATTCTAATACAGATAAAGTATCATCTGGTTCAAATGTACTAAACACTACTGTATCAGTAGAATGATAAACCTCTAGTTTATCTACATCTGCAAATTTAAAAAATACAGAATCACTTACAGATAATATAACATCCTCAGTAGTTGTAGCACCAATTACTACAGATGCATAACCTGTAGCAGCATAACTTCTAACAACTACAGTTGCATCATCATACGCATTTGTACCATTATTTAATGCCTTTATATCAAGTTCAGCATCAATATTTCCACCACCACCAGATTGTGAAATTATCTCCATACTTGATAACGAATCTGTTGATATAGCAAACAAATCAGTATATGCATAACCAGTACTTGGATCTGTACCAAATTCTGCATTTGATATAGTAGTTCCTTCTGCTTTAATCGAAACATCTGATTGTATCCCACCATCAGATAAAATAACTAAAGAAGTTGTATCATTTGCAGCCAAATCTTGTGCTCTAATTAAACATTTTACTTCATTATATCCCTCTGCTAAAATTTGTACTTCAGCAGTACCAGATGTTGCAGCAACACCAGTACTTGCCTTCAATACAGAAAGAGCATCCAATCCTGAAGCAATACTCTCAATTTCAACAACAGAAGTCTGAAGATTATACATATCATCATTAGTCATTGATTTTAAAATCAACTGAGAACCATCAGTATTTACACCACCATCCACTTCTATATTTAAAATAACCAAATCTGATACTGTACCAGGATTCATCCTCTTGCGTATTGTTGCATTATCATTACCTCCTTCATCAACAAAAGAAACAACCTGTTCTGAAGTAATACTATCATAATAAACTGACGCAACATCACTACCACTTGAAACAAAATATATACTATCTTCATTATTAAAAGATGGAGATTCTGTTACATCCCATCTAAACCCTGTATCAACATACGTTTTCGATGCAATACCCGGAACTGAAACACTACCATCTCCTATTCTCATAGCATCAGTATCTGTAGTTGGATACACATATGCTGGAACTGCATTTCTACTCCAATACCCACTAGTTGCAACTATTTCTAATTCTTCATCACCACCTGGATTTAAAACATTAATCGTAATATTTGAACCAGAAGTTATTTTACTACTCAAAAAATCAGCCGTAGTATCAGCATTGGTAACTTTTACTTTATTTGTATCTACACCTGTAGATGCCAAAAAAGAAAAAATTTGTCTAGCATCTTCACCATCAGCAAATACTGAACCATTAAACCAATTTACTGAATAATCCGCTGTAACATATCCAAAAATATGAACATCTGAATCTATTGGTGCTGTATTAAATAATTCGAACTCAACCGTGGTTTCTTCCACGGTTCCAGCAGTAAACGTTAATCCTATCAAATTATATGGAATCAGTACTAAATCACTTGATGAATCAACCGTAACTTTCATATTATAAGTTCTTGAAATAAGAATCAAATCAGAAAGCATCTCAAGTTTATAGGTACCTGAATCATCATAAACTCTAGCATTTGGAAGCTGATAAAATATACATTTAGATCCTTCCATATTTGAAAATACAGTAGAATCAATATCATCTGAAAGATCTTCAAATCTTTGCTGCCATGATTGCCAATCAGCATTCCATTGTGGAATAGGCCAATTATATCTTGGACTTTCTGACATTATAATATTTCTCCTATTTCATTTTTTATAACAAGACTTCCCAATACTATTACTTGATTTGAATCTGGAATAAGATTTCCATCTACCAAATAATCAGTTGGTCCAGTTATAGAAATATTCACATAATTAATCCCACTTGAAGATTCCATAATTGAATCATATAAATCAGATAAATATAATGGCTGATTAAAATCTCTCCCCTTTAAAATACTTATAACAACAGATTCAATCTGAGATTTCACTTCAGATATAACATATGCTTCAACAATCTTAACCTGTATAGAAATATCAGCCAAAATAAGAACAGAAATTCCATCAACAACTTCCACAACCTGTGTAACTTCCTTTATTCCATCCAAATATTTTTGTAATGAAGACCTTAATCCAATAGATGGAGAAGCATAATTGCCATCCAAGTCTAATGACAAAATAGGAACCTGAACATAATTTGACAAACAATCATCAGAAAATAAAACACCTATTCTATCCTTCATATCTGACATAATTAAATGAATTTGAGAAGATAATGAATCAAAATTCCCATCTATAGAAGATAAGGTACTTTGAATATTATTAATATGAATAGCCAAAGAAGATAATTGAGAAACTATATTATTAACTTCTACATCTACAGTCCCATCTGTATCAGTAGCACTCATTATATTATCAGAATTTGACAATACAACATTTTCTATAGCAGAAGATGCAGAAGATGCAGAAGATGCAGCTTGTGTAGATTCCTGATGAGAACCCGTTATATCTACAAGCATACTATTAACTTCTGTCAAAATATGATCAAGATTAGTATTTCCATCTTGAATATATTTAACTAATGCTGTACCAGTATTTATTGCATCATTAGCTAAATTCATTGCCAATGTACTTCTAGAAGCAGCCTCATTCATTGAACTTCTAGCAGAAGAAGCACCAGCAGAAGCAGCCCCAGACCAACTATATATTTGTTGTCTTAATGTATCTAATACATCTACTGATGTCTCTATTGATGCTAAAGCTGTTGTCAAAGATGCAGCATCAATAATTATTGAATCTTCCATTGCTCCAATAATACTAGAAAAAGATAAAAGCAACGTTTGAATATCAACAACTAATGCATTAAATACTGTATCACTATAAAAACTCCTTGGATTAACAGCATATGCTTTTGCAACTGCCCCATATGCTGGATCTACAAAACTATTTGAAAGAGCCTCGTAATCTTGTTGTGTTATTGCAGCACCCCGAGCAGCAAAACTCGAAGGAGCAAAACGTTTTGCTTTCTCAGCATCTTCTGGGTCCAATCCACCTACAGCACGATTTGGATTGTTAACATCAAATAAAACAGGTTGCCCATTTATCGTCAAAGTATCAATAGAAGATTGTATTGTATTACTTCTTACATTACCATTTTTACCATCAATAATCAAAAAACGAATCTTTATCTCAGAACCAGATGCAGGTATATTACCTGCCAATCCATCACCAAATCTAATAATTGGTGGATTAGCTAAATAACTAATCTCATAATGATTCGTTTTTTCATACTCTAAAAAATCCTTTTCTTCCCACAATTGACCATCAACCCATACTTCAGTAGCGTCTACAGCAAGAAAACGATCTTCTAAAATATTGGCTAATCTATATGTCTGATTCTTACTACCATTTGCAGTATAAGTTAATATCCTAGTATCACCTTGCCTTACATCCACATTTATTGTTGCACCTTCTGACAAAGCAGATGGTTGCGTTATTTTAGCATAAGACTCAAAAGTCAATCCATTTGGTCCTTGAAATCTCCACCGATCTTTCATTATGAATCCTGATGTAGTTCCACCAGGAAAAGTCAAAACCAACGTAGTTCCGGCAGGAGAAGCAGGTGTCATCTTATATGCAATTTGTTCTACAAGCCGTTCTACTGCACTTCTGGTCCTTGCTGTAGATAAAAAACAATCTGATGCAGTCCTATCTAAATACCATGTTAAAGCAGCATAAGCCCATGCCACAAGGTCTCTCAACATTATCCCCTGAGAAGTACTTGCATAATCATTATATACGGTACCATATTCTATTTTTAATCTACGAAGCAAATCATCAGCAATAGAAACAAAATCTCGAGCAGCATATTTCACTTCATTCAAAAACGTTTGATCTGGAACTAACGGACTATATTGGTCATCTGACATTTTAATACCCTTGTACAGTTGGTGGATAAATTATTTGTTGAGTACTGTCCTGACCTCCAACAGAATACGTAATATCAAACGTTATTTTAGAACCAATACCATCATCATACTTCAATTGACTAGGAATTACACTCATAACATTAACCCAAGGAATAAATGTTTCGATAGCAGTAGATACCATACTTGAAAGACGAACCTGTTGTATAGGCGTCATATTTGAAAACAAAAAATCATGAATATTCACTCCTAAATAAACATTCATAACCCTTTCCCCAACACCAGTCAAAAGTAATGCTACAATATTTGCAAAACTATATTTTGTTGGATCTTCCATTTCTGGAAAACCAACAGCACCAATTTGAAATGGAAACTTGAACGTCTTAATAATATCCAAATCTTTTGCAGAAGGAACCGTATTAACAATACTCATATTATATACCCTATCACAACGAACTCGAGTTCGCAATTAATCCAAAGGACATCTTGGCAATTTAGGAACATTAGGTATCTTTGGCCTTGCTGGCATACTAAATGGTGGTTGCGGTATAGGAACTGCCAATTTAACAGAAAAATCCCTAACCGCAATACCAGGTACTTTACCGGGAATCCTAGGTATCTTAGGTATTGCCGGCATACTAAACGGTGGTTGTGGAATAGGTATAGCTAACTTTGGAATTTTAACATCAATACTTATTCCAGGTATATTAGGAGTCTTTGGAATCCCAGGTATCTTTGGCCTTGACGGCATACTAAATGGTGGTTGTGGAATAGGTATAGCTAATCCAGGAACAGGTAATAATGCAATTTTACATTTACTCATGATATAAAAACATTCTCACTTAATTCTCTATAAAGCATCACAGGAGGTGTTGCACCTGGTGTTGTAGGGCTTCCTGGAGCAGTAGAAGTATGCTGATGCATAATTCCCCAACCAATGGCAAACTTATTTCCCCTAATTGCTGGCTCAGATGCACCTTTTCCAAGCATTACAGTACCAGCATTTGCAGAAAATTGTTTATTTGCATCTGCAACAACATTATCCCCTGTTAACACAATATCTTTCCCATCTATACCTATTGCACCACCTGACTTTGTAGTCAAAGTAATCTTGTCATCACCTAGAAAAAGCATCGATAATACATTTCCATTAGAATCCAATGTCTGAAGTGTAGTTTCATTATCTTCAGCATTCATATATAATGAAGACCCATTACTATTCGTTATCAGTGTATGACCTTCTGTTGTCATACTTATAAACTGAGATGTTGACTCTCCTTCACCATCTCCTCTAGCAATTGTAATTTCCAACTTATCTGGGTCATCATTGAATCTTAAAAAATGACCAGCTTTTGTTCTTATACCTCTCTTTGATGGCCCTTTTTTTTCAGCATCATCAGAAAAAAATGTATCGGAAGTATTTCTAGTTGTTAAAAATCCTCCCATATATAAAGGTTTTCTTGGATCACCAAATTCAAACTGAATCCATACAAGGGAACCTTCTTCAGGAGGATGAAATATACCAGTCATTTTTCCATCAGAATCCTCTCCTAATCCTGGCATACATGGCAATATCCAATATCCACCTGGAACATCTTCAGCCTTTGGCATATTTATAGCTGGACATGTAGCCCTTATCCTTCCCCTGTTATCAGGGTCTGCTATATCAATTACCCTTCCCAAATAACTACCATAATATCTACCACAGAACCTCTCTAGACCATGCGTAACATCTGAAAGATAATCCCTAAGCCATTCAATCCATTTCATTTTGGAAGTTGACCTCCAGCGGGTTCTTTCTGTTCACCAGACACAGCCTTACTACCACGATGATAAACATTTAACCTCATTTCCCATGAACCTGGACTCCATGAATGAACCATCTTCTCTATACAAAACGTACCATTAAATAACACACCAGCACCCCATAACTGACAAAGATTACCAACCATTTCATCAGGAACACCAATACTGTTTATTTCCATATGCATACCAGGATCACCTTGGCGTTGAAATTTTCTAACCTGATTTTTAAAAATTTCTGTTCCATATGGTAAAATTGGTGCACTCATAAAAGTTCCAAGAGAACCATCATTTTTAAAAGCATCAGCTATATATTTTTCATATCCATCAGATGCTTTTATATCTTGTGGCTCAGTATTCTCAACTTTACCATCTCTTGCATCTTCTTGATCTTCAGACCTAACATCATATTCAACATCTTCAGCAGTCTCAGAATCTATTCCCCTACCATTTGTTCCTGCTGATGCAGAACTAGGTATCCTACTCAACCACACTGCCTCATCAGATTTAGGTGTAAATCCAAAACAAGGATATTGATTATTTAAAGGATCTACAATACCTCTTATTACATATTTATTTACATAATCAGTTTCATTCAAATTACCACTCGTTATATCTTTTTCAGTATGAATAATTATTGTCTTCTCACCCTTATATTTCTTAATAAAAAATGAACAATCATTATCTTTGCAAACAGTTCTAAAAATTTGCCAAATACTCATACCTTCAAGACCAGCATAAAAATTAGCCTTTTCTTTATAAGAAATCGTTCTTGGTTCAGCAAGCTTCCATGCATTCATATTTGATAAAGCATTTGATGTTATATCAACTTCACAACCTATCTCTTCCCCTAGTAATTTTAATAATTTTTCAACATCATATCCAGCATTCTTCAAGATATCTTTCGAAACTGTATATCCCAATAACTTCATCGATACATGACTAACTTCTAAATTACCAGATAAACCATCTGGTCCTATTGATAATCCTTTTCCTCCAACAGCTAATACACCATGAGCCCATTCTGTCCATTCTCCTGATGCATATCCCATTCTAACTCTCACAAGATTATCTTTTTTAAACGGCGTTTTTGATGCATCAAGCGCAGTCATAGCATAATCATAAGGCATATCTACGCCTATAACTATGCCAGTTATAACCATATCACCTTCCCATGTCATAGTAAGAGAAGTCAAAAAAGGATGTGATGAAGACCCCCAATGCCATTCTGCACCACTTTCATGGTCTTTTATTATTACTTGTGCAACAGGGTCTATAAATCTAACTGTCATCTTTCAATATAATCCTGTGTTTGAGGTAACAAATATGTATCTATCCAACTTTTAGATGGAATTTTTATTGTCCTACCTTGATAAAGTTGAACATCTGGAAGATCTAAATTGTTTCTTGCTGCAATTACCCAATAAAGCTCCTGTCTATCAATTCCCCAAAATTTCGCAGCTATTTTATCCAAACGTTCATTTTGTCCACTAATAACATAACTAAATTCTCCATCCTCCACACCATCCCAATTAGGCATTTCAAACATAGATCTAAATCTAATCAAATTATTCTTTTCCTTATCATAAATCAACTGCTCAGGCATAAAATTCATATAAGAAAATGTACTAGCTCTCAATAAATTCTTCTTTGGATTTGGGTCTGTTCCAATACTCATTTTTTATCTCAACTTGGTGGTGGAGTAGTAGTTCCTGTCACAGGAATACTCACACCACCACTCATTACACTAGTTTGACGTATATTTTCTTCTAAAATACGTTTTAATAATTTCCTTGTTTGAGCACCTTCATTTGAAACAGCCAAAACAACACTAGCAAGACCAGGTAAATTCATAGCAGCTTCAAAATTCTTTTTAACATTTATATCAGATTCGGAATCAATAGATGTTTCTATATTTCCACCTAAATCTTTTACCATTGCTTTAGCAACAGATGCCAAAAACATCTTTTGTTTAGCAAGATCTCTCATTTTAGCAGCATATGTATCTATAGTAAGTATAACAGAATCATTAAGAGTTGTTTCAATTGCTCTCCTAATAATATCAGTACTATCTGTAATACCTAAAGCAAACTGTTCCATCGTAAAATATCCACCACGATATGCAGCGTTAGACTCTCCTTCACCAGCAAGAGGACCAGATTTTATTGGAGAATGTGCTATCATTCCATCTGCTATAAAATCAAGACCATCATCAACAGATTGCCTACCTTCTTCTAATCCTGATGTTAAACCATTTATAAATTGCTCTGCTGTCGTCTTTCCACCCAAAGTATATTTTTCAACATTAGATTCCGTCTTATCAAGAATAAGCTCACTTTGGGCATCCGTTAATAAAGATATAGCTTTTTCAAGAATTTTAACATCATCACTATCAGGAAACCAACTTTCCTTTTCCGCCTTAAGAGCAGCTCTTAATCTGCCCAATTGACCTGCCATCTCTTCCGGTTTACGTTGCCATGCCAACTTATACATTCCAAACTTATCAGCACTTCCACCAGCTATTACCTCAGCTTCAGCTATTGCATTACTAACAGATTTTGGCCCAAAAATAGACTCTGCCATTTTCCACCCAGCATAAGCAGCTAAACCAGCAAGACCTGTAGCACCAGCAGCAGTTGGATGAGATGCAACAGCTTTCAAAAAAGCTATTCCAGCTTGAGTACCAGCTCCGACCATTCCTGGTCCAAAACCAGCCAACATAGCTCCACCTATAACACCTGCCTGACCAGTAGTTCCTGTCATCTCTCCTAATTTATTCCAAGCCCACTTAATTCCATCCCATATTGCCATCCCCAATTTAGGAATATTTTCTTTCAAAAAAGGAATAAAATCTTCATTCCAAAAATCAATCATTGCTGGTTTCATATCATATTTCCAAAATACTTTAATCCTAGGAACAACTTTATTATCCCAAATACCTATAAAATAATCCCATATTTCTGCAGCCTTATTTTTTAAATCATTAAAAATTTTATAAAATGGACCTAAAATTTGTCTAACAGACGAATCATCCATAAATAATAAAGCACCAATACCTCCAGCAGCAATTAATGGAGCAAGAGGACCTGCCATACCCAACATATGCATTATTGGAGCAAGTTCACTTCCAAACTGACTAACTGTATCAAATACTAATCCAATTTTAGATCCAAATTTTGCCGCGTTTTTAGCACCAACCCCTGTATATTCAGCCATAGATGCAAATACACCACTAATACCCATCTGACGAAATTGAGATAATGCATTTACCCATGGTCCCCAAGTTTTATCAGAACCAAGTTCTTTTATTTCTTTTCCTGCTTCACGCATACCAGCAATTTGTTTTCCAACAAGATTTCTTACATTTCGTCTAGCTATACTTCTAATGGTTGTATCAAAAGCTTCCTTTGCTCGGTCATATGTTTCCTGTAATGTCAATCCAGAACTATATGCATCTTTTCCAAATTTCTTTAATGCACCAGACCCCTCAACAGACATTTTTGCCATTTTATCTAATGCAGCAGTTCCTTGTTTTGTATTAGCTGCCAAATATGATAATCCAGCAGCTCCTTCTCCAAGAGCACCACTTAATCCAGATAAAGCTCTTTGAACCTGTGGAGACACATCAGTCCCAAAACGTGCATAAACATTATTAACCATCTTCATACCAGCAACTACGTCACGACTACCAGTTTCAATAATTTTTCTAGCCGAATCAAATCCAATACCAAGTCTCATGAGATACTTAAGCAATGGATTATCCATAAGAGCACGTTCGTCACCAATATTTAAAGCTTTTCTAATAGCTACATCCTGTTCAGCAAACATTCTTGCTACAGTATTTGCCTTTGTTATAGCTTCTTCTTGCGTATCTCCCATCTCTCTAAATACACCAGACATTCTAGCTGATGATTGCATTAAACTCATTATCTCGTCAGAAGTTCTTGCCATAGAAGGAGGCAATGTTTTAAAAACTTCCCCTAATTCATCCAACTGAACTTTTGCATTCTTTACAGCACCAGTTCCAGTTCCAGCAGCCTTTCCTATTGCCATAAGGCTGTCAATCATATTAGCGGCCTCTTTTGGTGAAGCTTGCCAACTTGTTGTCATATCACCAAGAATAGCTGTATATTCAGACATAGGAACGTTAGTTGTTTGAACAACTTTTACCCAATCTTTTGTAGACAATCCCAATTCATTCATAGCCTCTGTTGCTCCCTTATTAGCTACATGAATTGACCTCATTGTCTCTGCAACAGCATCAGCCGATGTATTCATACCATAGGCCATACTTGCCGCTTGACTTGCAAACTTCCTCATCTCCTTTCCTGATAAATTCAATGATGCAGCAACTGGTTTAGTAGACTGAAGCATACTCACCATTGTAGCTTCCAAACTATTTGTAAGATTACCAGTCTCTCCAGTTAATGTTCTAACATTTGATGCCATATCAGCAATATTAAATTGCATCACAGAATTTCTTATTTTATCAAAAGATGATTTTATTTTATTTGCAGATTTTGACCCAATATTGCCAAGCTCTTTAAATGTCTTAGATAAAATACCTACTTTATTAGATGCTTTACCGGCATTTTTTTCTGTATCTTCAAAAAAATTCTCTTTCTTGATTTTCTTGATAACACTATCCTGGTCTATTAACATTTTGTTAACATCATCAAGTGCTTTTGCAGCCTTTACAATGCCATCCTTCATTCCAGCATCAACAGCTGCCATCTCCAATGATATACCAAGAAAACCCATTATTTACCTCACGAACTCGAGTTCGTTACCTTCTTCGTCTTGGTCTGCTATAACTTTGCTGATTCTTTTTAACATTCATAGCAGATCTATCTAATGAAGATTTTTTTTCTACAAACCGCTTTCTTCTTGAATATGGCATATTCATAATGGTCAAATAACTCTGTCCTTGTCTTTCCATTAAATAAAACATTTCATCCTCAAGGACATCTATTTGACCGATGGGAAGAAAAAACTTGGCTGACCAACATCCAACTTACCTTCCCATTCATGTCCACACCTCTCACACATAAACTGCACCAACGTATCTATATTATCTTCTTTTTTATCAAAAAGATCTCTCAAAGTAGCTCTATCCCTTATCGGTAAATCCATCAACAAATCAATAGCTTCTTTATACTTATTCTTTCTATCTACTTCAATATCATCAATCGAATCAACACGAGACAATAAATGTAATGTTAAAAGTTCTTTATCTCTTTTTCTTTTACGCTGCTCTGTAAGCCATTCTTCATCTTCTATCCTTATCACATGCCATTTTACTTCTCTTCCACTAGGAAGAACATTAACCATTTCTCTTTCCATCCTATTTGGCATTGGTGAAATTTCAATTTCTGATAAATTTACCGTAACATGCTGACTCACATTACACTCTGGACATGTAACTGTACAATCATAAAAATCACCAAGTGATATTCTACGAAGAGCCAAAAGAATAGCCATTCTATCTTGAGCTATCAGATTACAAGCTATTTTTCTTAATAAAGACTTATCACTAATAGACCCTATTTGCTCTAAGCAATTCCCAATTATAACATTCAATCTAGAAACTATTGAACCTTTACTAGCCAACAATTCTTCTTCTGGTCCCTTCATCTCACGTAATACAGCATGCACGTGAAGATCTCCATCATCATGAATATATCCCGCTGGCAATTCAATAGTAATACAACCTGGCCCTATATCAAGAACATGACCTTTTGTCTTATCTAATACAATTTTATCATCGATAATCTTTTCATCATTCATCTCATTCATCTGTAACTTCTTTCTCTATTTTAGCAATCCTAAATTTTTCCCTAACTCTTCTCTCCACATAATCTAAAATCAACTCTCTAACAACATCACTAGCACTTCTACCATCCTCCTTACATTGATCAAGAAACCTCTTATATACACCACTTTTTATTTCAACATTCAACCTTGGCATACAACAACCTTCCTAAAACACTACTTGAGTAAATAATACCACTTTTCTGCTATTATTATCAACACTTTTGCATTTTTTTATCAAAAAAATTGACAAACTTTATCATAATGTTAATATTCATATAGATAGTCGATAAGATTTCGACAGAAAGGAACAAACTAATGAAAGCCTCAGAAATTTATATCTATCAAAAAAATGACCCAAATAATACAATTACAGGAATAGTCGACAACAGAGGTTATCTCTACTGTACAGAATGTGCTAAACGACTAGAAAAAGAAGGAAATGCTATTTATGTTATGAATTCACATCTTTCCAAAGCAAATACTGAACCTTGTGATTCATGCAAAAAATCAATCCCTATCGCATGGTAAATAAATGTCACTCCCAAAAACATCAATATCATTCAAAGAAGCCAAAAAACATCCTAGTTGGTCAAACAGTTTTGCATATGCCGAAAATGAAATCAACTGGTGGGTACAAAATCCAACACATGAAGACATCATAAAACTAACTATCCATTTTGTGGAAACAACGATCCAAACAGAAAGACAATAAAATGAAAAATCTAAATTTACTAATCATTGATGATGATGAACAAATTACTCGTATGCTTTCCAGAGTAATGAAAAATACTTGGAAAAGTATAACAGTCAAACATTCCTGTGATGATGGACTAATAGCTCTTCAAGACGGAAATTTTGACATAATCCTTAGTGATTGGGATTGTCCAAACAAATCAGACGGACTAAAGATAGTTCAACATTCAACAATACCCTTCGTAATATACACAGCAAACTATACACTCAAATATGATATGCCCAATATACATATTCTTACTAAACCATGCGATGTCTGTGAAATATATGATGCTCTCGTTACTGAATGGGTCAATAAGTGTTTGACATAAAACACAATTATTATCTTTTTACTATCTTTTTATTTCCACTTTCATCATCAACTAAAATAACAACATCTGGAACAAAACAAATAGCTTCTGCAACATTATCACCTTGCTGTGTAGAAACTTGTATTATACATCCTCTTCCGGGAATCTCCATAGCCTTTGTTGACTTCATCCATCCTTCATTTTTGGAACTTGCCTTACAAATTAACTGAAAAGTATCTGGATTACCAAATATCTCAACATCAGAAACTTTCTTCCTCAAATCATCAGAATTCACAACATTTACAGTCTTCTTTTTACACATCTTACACATCCTCTCTGTTTCACGTGAAACATCAATTTTTTATTATCTCTTAAAATAATTTATTAAAAATTTAACTAAAGCATCTTTCAGTCTAGTAATATCCTCAGATGCCTCAACACCATATCTATCCAACATAGCTACACTTCTAGGATTTTTTATCATATTGTCTGCTAACTTCTCAGCAGCACCATATGAAAGACCTTCCATAATTTCTGAACCACTAGACTCTATAATATCCTTCATAATAGTCATTATTTACCCTTAATTGGAGGAATAACACCTGATTTATCATCTGGAAAAAAATAATGCCTTCCTCTTATTGTGCGCCATATTCCACGTTTACCGTTCACAATATGACGTTTTTCTCTTGCTTCTTCAAGCATAGTATGACCATCAATATTCAATATCTCATACACACTAATCTTTCTCTTCTTCTTTTTATTAACTTGAATTTCTTCAATTTTACAAATTCTACCACTACATGGACACCATGGTAATTTTAACATTCCAATAGGTTTTATCACACCAGCAATATTACCAGAAGATATTGTCATTCTTTTTCCCTTTTATCTTCTTCAATTTCTTTCAAAAAATCGCCACCAAATTCTTCTAATATTTTAGCCTTAACACCTTTTATCTTTTTCATATATAATTTATTAAATTCCATCTCTTTTTTGCTATCCATTCTGTCTATTTCTTTTTCCATCTCATTATCAATATCAGATAATTTTCCTTGAAATTTAGAAAGAGCACTTCCTTTCATTCGCTTTACTATCGACAATGACAACGCAACCAAAGCTTTTACCGAAACGAAATTAGACATATAGTCTTCAATCTTCCAAGCCTCATCAATCTTTTCATCATCATTACCTAACTCAGATGATTCACTAATTACATCAGCATCAACCCTATTAACCAGTAACTCATCTATACTATCAGAATATACCTTTAATTTTCCCATTTTACTCTCCTACTCTCCAATAGAACGAAGTACAATCTTCGCACCATTCTTTGTTTTCACAACATCAACGAACTCGAGTTCGTCCATATTTGAAAGTCCTTTTGCTATCTGATTACTAATAGATAAAGCATGTCTACCTTCGATAAGCATTCTTAATGTTTCTACACCATTTTTATATACAACTTCAAAAATATATTTATCAACATCACGTCCTTTGATGGAACGCTCTCCCAAGGATTTTAATGCCCTAAAAAGACGTTTACCTTTGTAAGATAATACATGTTCCTCTTTAACCGGCTTATCAATAATAAAATCAGATAATCTATTCCTCATTTTACCAATTCCTTATCCCATTACCATTCCAACTCTGACTGCTTTGTCACGAGCAGATGTTTTCTTTATTTTTCTAAACATACGATTCATTGACGAAACTTTAACTGTCCCATCTGCTGTAACAGAAAACCATTTTGAAATGTCTCTTATTTTTGAATATAAATCAACTATTACATTATCTTTATCAAATAATCTATTATCGTATCTATACCAAAAACCAAATGCATTTCTTGTCCATTCTGATCTTATAAGAATTGGTATATTTTCATCTTCTGAAACATAGATATAAATCCTTATTTCACCAACATTTTCACCTTTTTTATTATATAACGGAGACAACATAACCATTACATGACCACCAGGAAAAGATCTTGGAACAGGAGAAATAAAAGCTCTCTTTGTGAATCTTTTATTAAACCCTTCACGTAAAACATTCATTAGTTTTACAGCAAGTTCTCTCCTCGTCATTGTTGAAGTATATTGAAATTCCATTATCTATAAATTATCATACAGGATCTAACAATGTAAATTCTGTTATAGCTTCTGGCTGGACCTCTAATTCAGCCAAACTAACTTCACCACTTTTGCCATCAAAATCTGATCCAGCTTTATACCGTATTGGAATAGAATTCCAAAGAAGCCATGCTTTACCAGGAAGAAAAATTCCAGCAGTCATCGGAAATTGAAATCCTTCAGCCACATTTGGAAAAGGACTATCAGATAATCTAATATTCGTAAAATGAAGCAATAACAAATGTCTATTTGTAACCTCTAGACCAGTTATTGCCCTATACATCCATTCCCACATAGTATCATCAAAACCACGAACACCTCTTGTTAATACTATTGGATCAACTTGTCCTCCAGAATAAGCATATTTCCGAAACATAGAATTGATCTGTTTTATATTATCAACTTCAGCAGTATATTGTGGTGCTGTAATACTCGAAAAACCTAAAAAGGGTGTCCCTAAAACCCAAAAAGGAGGCGACAAACTTGGAACTACATCGAATAGCCAAAATTTATGAGTTTGCATAAAATCCAATAAACGATTTCTTGCCATTTATGCACCTTCATAAAAATATTAAGAATATTTCACTACAAATTTTTCCACTGCAAGATCTACTTCACCTAAAGAAACATCTCCAGCCGTAGAATCCAAATCTCCATTTGGTTTAGCACGAATAGCAAAACATTCTCCACACTCAATCCTACGAATATCATCACCAACTGTAGCTGATGTAGCTAAATCCATCTCAGATCTCTGATAATGATATATTATTACATCTGCTCGATATTCCGCACCTTCAACAGATGCCATTACCATATCATAAAATGTAGTATCACGCTTTGTAATACCTCTCATCATAGTCAATTCTGATACAGTAGGTGGACCAGGAACTTTTTCTGTCCATTTAAAAATACCTTCTCTATATTCAGCTGCTTCCACCGAAATTTCTGGAATTGTAACCGATTGAAAACCAGCTTGACCATTTGTATCATGACCATCACGATCAGATTGAACTGATGGTTGAAGTGGATCACCCTCCCCATTATTTGCCACAACATGATATCTAAAACCTTGCATGAAATCTGTATTTGCTGCTCGCATTTCATTAACTCCTTATGGCCTATCCATACCAGGAGGCCGACTTTCCCTGCCTATCGATGGTGCAAAATCAAATACACTTGCTCCCCATCCATTATCAAGAATAAACATTATTCTTCCAGCATCAGTTAATGTACCTGTGCCAACTACTTTAAATTTACATCCTGGAGCAACAAGTAAACCAGGTTCTATCCATTCATTAAAACCATTCCCTGTTGTAACAGTTGCACTACCAGCACATACAGCATTCGAATCCCTATCAACAACATAAAAAATAACCGCAGTAATACCAGGTGCACTAATCAAAACATCTTTTACTCTGAAACCATTTATTGCAACAGACTCTTCAATATCTATCAATCCACCATCTGCCAAATTACAATATCTTCTATAACGCCCTCTCTTTATAGTCTCATTAGAATCACAATCACCTACTAATGTTACAACACCATCAACATCACAAGTAGCACCAGACGGTGCCCCTGTAATAGTCAAACCATCAGTTGGTACAACTCCACTTATCAATACAATAGTCATACTTCCCGTAGTACCATTATCTACTAAATCTGCTAAAAGACCTGTTCCACCAGTCCAAGATAATGCGTCACCAACTACAAATGGTCCACTAGCTTCATTATCATAATCAAATGAATATTCTACATTGACTGGAGCAACACCTGATAAAGAAGCTCCAATCAAAAACTCATGAATGAGCACATTTGGAATTACCTTTATTAGAGCCATTTTAAACCCCTATTAACTAGTTAGTGCCTTTTGCTGAAATCTGAACACTATGAATTCCGCTGGCTTATTAGGTGCAATTCCTACATCACAAAACACGATACCTTGGTCCACTGTATTCTGAGGATTATTTGACCGGTCACAAATCACAAAGAATGACTCATCTGGACTATTTCCAGCAAAATATCCTGATTGGTGCAAACCTAACAAGAAAGAAACGACCTGAGTTCTTATTGCACTCCATAATGAAGAACCATTGTTTTTAAATACATGCAAATGAGTACTATTAAACACTGATTTTTCAACAAACATGAAAAGCCTACGCATCTGAATATATGGCCATTCACCTCCAGAAATATCTAATGTTCTAGCACCCCATACAACACGTCCAGTATTAGCCCATGCTACTAAAGCATTTATCTTTTCTGGATATATAATACCAACCTGTGTATCAGTCAACTCAACTTCAAGACCAGTTGACCAATTCAAAACACCCTTTTCGGTACCAGCAGGAGCTTCACCAACATTTCTTATAGTATCAGTCCTTGCGTAAACCCCAGCTACATGTCCACCAACAGGAATATCCTGATTTACTCCACTCACAGGGTCCTTAATCTTGATATGCGGATAATACAAAGCAGCATATGAAGTATATTTGTTAAGTTGAAATTTCTTCCAATTAACAGCCTCTTGATAACTAAGACCATGAGGAACCGTCAAAATAACAAATTTATCCTTCACCAATTCAGCATATGTAATAAGTGCATCAGCAACATTTGTATCTGTCTGAAAATCAGCAGCTACAAGTTGCATCAAGGCATTTACTTTTCCAAAAGCATATATGCCTTCCTGGTCAACTGCCAAATCTGCACCTACAACATCATCACTAGAAACAGAAGACCCATCAGACCCTCCTGTTAATACCGTTGCTATCTCATCATCTGGATTTGTATAATAATCAGCTGTTTCAGAATATACTCCTGCTGGACCTGCAACTGGATTACCCTCAATTTTCCATGTTAAATCAACAACACCAGTTGTATAATTAACAGTATTTACACCAGAAACAAGATTAAGCGAAAACTTAACAGGATACCCAGTTGCTTGGGTATCTGACATTACCATATTCCCATCTGCATCATCCTCCAATGCAATTGGAACTGCATATATACAACCAAACTTTATTTCTGATCCAACAACAGTAACAGCAGTTGACCATGCCGCTACTTCCTGTATTGTAATCAAATCATCAGTTGTAGGACTTGCACCAGTAATTTGACCAGTCGTATAATTAATAGTAGCTAATTTACCTGATACACCATCCCATAAATTACCTGAACCATCATCTATAACATGAATAGTTGCAGGACCAGCAATAGTCAATTCCATTACAACAGAACCAGGAACAATCTGAACCGGATTTGATGCATTACCAGGTGATATTACAGATTCTTCACCACCAGCATCAGCAGTACCTATCCCTATCTTTGTTGATGCCTCAATAACAGCATATAAATCACCAATTAACCATGTTACAGCCCCACCTGTTAAAACACCTGTAATTGTTGTAGCCGTATTAGCTGTAATAACAGCAGAAGCTCCTTTTGATATATTTACAACAATCTTACCAGCTAAATTATCTGCTGCCCCACCACCAGTAAAATTTGCTCCAGAATCTGTAAGAACTACATTATCCGCTGTGGCTGCACCAGTAAAAGATACTAAGCCATCAGCCATCTGAAAATCCATATTCAAAGTCTTCTGAAATGGAGCATTTGCCAATGTATATTCCCAAGCCTTTGTTGTTCCGTCATATGCAACAGGAGGAGTAGAAGTGCTGCCTTGTGGTAATTGAGTATCAGAAATATCCTCAGACGTAATTTGTGTTCCTGCAAGCGCTGCAGGATTCATTCCGTTTCCATAATCAACTACTTCGATATAATCAGACCCAGCACCATCAGCATTTATTACTGTAGCAACAAAATTTGGATCCTCTGAATCATCAAATACAAGATCTGCCCATGTCTCAACAATTGACCATGAACGATTTGTTGCATCATAATTTACATCTTCTTCAACGATTACTGTAAATCTTGTCCACCTAGCTTCAGCCTGAACAAGATAGTCATCACTTCCTGGAATTATCCTTACTCTAAAATAATTCCCAGCCAATCCTGGCCATGCCATTCTAAACCTGAATATCGTATAATTATATTCAGCTACAATATAATCAGTACTTCCTGTAAATTGACCAGGTGTAGTCAATTCTACATGAATCTCCCCTGTTTCCATATCAACAGAACCAGTACCACCATCAGCTGAACCACCCGATGCTGTTGTATCTAACGTTAACACACCACTAGCATCAGCAACAAATACGTTTTGATTTGCTGGTGTACCAGAATTTGTAAACGTCAATGTCAACGTAGCAGGAACAACCGGGGAATGATCTAATTCCAAATCATAAATCCCTGTTCCTTCAGCAGTATTTGATACATTTTCACTTGATACTGTTGCAGCAAAATCCCAATAAGCTGTTGCAGCATCACTAGCCACAACCCTAACAAAATACAAAACTTGTCCACCATTAGAGAAAAAAGCAAACGCTTCATGAGCAGATAAACCCTTCTCTGTAAAGCTTCCAAATCTGTTCGAAAATTCCTGAAAACTTGTCGATATAATTGGTTCATTAACTGGACCTTTGGTAGAAAAACCAATAAGACCCAAATTAGATGTTGAAACACCAGTAATCGGACCAGGACCACTAGGAACCTCTTGAATATATACCCCAGGATATGTGTAATCAGTCATTTTTTACTCCATGTTGCCAAGCCGACCTAACGGCGTTTCTTCTTTTTTTCTTCTTTTTTTATTTCAATATTCGGCAACGCTTCATCCTGGTCAACATCTAAAAAATCACCTATATCAACTTTCTTCTCTTCACTCATTTCATCCAATGAAATATTCTCCATTTCACCTTCAGTTAATTCAACTTTAACTTTCGATACTGGAGGAACATCCATAGCTATTGTAACACCTTTTTCAGCAATAAGCTTTGCCATCTTTGATTTCTTAATAACATCTTTAAATGTTTTATCAGAAATATTCTTTTTATCTACATTTAAATCTTTTGGTCTACTCGTCCTACGAAAAAAACCTCTTCTACAAAGCGATTTAAATTCAATCGTAGATTCATCTATAATTTCAACCTTTGTATTAGGTCTAACAGAAACAGATCGTCCTTTCTCAACCATAACAGGCCTAACAACTCTTCCTGAATAATAATACCAAGACATATCAATTCTCCATTTCAACGCCCGTTTGAACGCTAGAATAAGGATCTGTCATAGATGGAGAACAAATCCCATCAAATGTGTCAATTTCACCACGCACAGTAAAAGACAACGTCCAAGCAGCAATTCTGTCAGCAATATCAGCCAATTCTGATGCGTTAGAATATGACATATCTCCTGCATCATATTCTCTCACATCTCCCAAACTGTCAACAACTTTAAAATTAAAGTATGGCGGTCTCATCTTTTTCATTACATGAGATACCATTCTATTTAATTCTTGTTTCCTTCGTGCATAAATCATAAGGTCAAAACCTATATCATATGGGTCTGGCCTAATCTGCTCTTCATATTTATTATAACCTATTATGATACCATTATCTCCATATATTGGAATCGCATCCTTAGAAGGAGCACGCCCAACAGTACCAGCATATGGTTGCCTATTAAAAGCATCATTCATACTGTTAGATTTAAACACAAAACATGGAAGAATATAATCTTGATAGGCATCTTCAGGAGAATCAAAAAAAGCAGGAACATTGTTTTGAAACCTATCTATATCTGTATTTACACCATCAACATCAACTACATATTGCGCTCTAAAATCACCGTCAATAGAATAATATACAATTTCAGCACCAATGGTAAGCATACACCCCAAATCAAAATCCCTAACATCCAAAGTGCCTATTACTGTCATTTAATCCTCTTGCGAACTCGAGTTCGCCAAAAAATTAATCAGATGGCTCTTTAACAGGCTCATTATTCTTATCTTTATCTTCATCACTGGATGATTGTACATTATTAGATTCATCATCACAACCATCACAATCTATTTCTATCACATCATTCTCTGCAGCTTTATTTATAAAATCATATGCTCTTTCTACTTCATCTCTACTTCTATCCAAAGCTCTACCCATCAAATCATTCTCTACTCCCATCAAAGTAATATTCAAATCATCTAACCTACTAACCTTACTACTATTCTTATCAACATTATTAGGATTTATATCAACCGATTTTGTCATCTTTCACCTCTCAACTCTTATTTCAAAAAAGGAGCTAGTTCTTTTGCAAAACCCTCTCCTGATTTAACTACAGACGAATTAATTCTATCAGCTTTTAATGATAAATTAAATATATTTTTATCACCAGTCTGTATATATTCTACAACCTTTTCCATGCACTTCATAGCATATTCTTTTGTTTTATTAAAAGCTGGCCTCCAATGCGCTCTTCCTTTTTCACCATCAAACCCAAATTCCTTTCTAAGTACATTATATCCCAAATCTTCATGAACTTTAAGCCCTATTCCATTTGTTGTTTCACCAATATCAACATTTGGAATTCCTGACCGTAAAAAATCCAATTCAATCTTACCTCTATTCTTAAATATTCTCTCTTGTAATGCTAAAATTTCATCTTTTCTTGCCAATCTCGAAACAATTCTAGCATGTGTCGAATTAACTTCAATAGGAACCATATTTGATGGCCAAGGACCATATCTATTTAATACAGATATCCATTCAGGTGAACCATTATGTGAATTAAAATATAATACTGTTTTTGTAGCATATTCTTCTGTTACTTCTGCATTTTCACCATCTAAATAAATAGCAATTACATCATTTTCTTCTTCACTATCTACTATCCCTATTCTCAAATCTTCTGCATATAATTTATCTTTTCCGTCAATACTAATTGATACATTCGCCTTTTTAACTTCCTCTACTAAAAAATTTGCTACATCTAGTAAAAAAAAGAAACGAGATTCCTTTAATCTTTTAGGCCATTCATTCTCAATTTCTTTCATTAATTTTATTGTCTTACTACTTAATGAAAACTGACACAACGTAGATGGCCCATTAGTACATTTATATTTTCTTATTCGTCTCAAAACTAACCAAACAAATCCGTTACTTGGAATGTTGCTGTATTACCCCTACCAGTCCAACCAGGCATCTCAACATATGCTTGAATTCTATATGGACCTGCCTGGTCAAAATCACCAACCTGAACAACATATTTAATACTTGTTGTTCCATAAATAGAACCAACCCATATTTCAACTGTCCTATCTGGCTTTTCAACAATCAAATTTGTAACTGTAGCTCCAGCTTCAACTAAATCAACACAAGTATCTACAATTATCTCAGTACCTATATCTCCTATATAATATTTACCATCAAGATCACAATTAGAACAAACTGTAGCCATTATGTGCACTCCTCTAAATGAAATGCTGATGTCAAAATCAATCCTGGAGATATCATAGAAACCTCCTCTATCACCAATCCTATATTTGATACAATATTAACAGATATGTTAAGATTAGATGTCAAATCTACTTCTTTAGTAATTTCTGATACTAAACACAATTTTTCTTCTGACATTGTGATACTAATCCCAATCTAGTAGTAACTTTTGACACTAATCTTAAAACTTCTCTATAAATTTTTACTATTGCACCAGTAAACCCATAACCTCGAGTAATCAATAATTGCGTTGGACCTAATCCTCTTGTAACAATCCTATTCATATATTAGATCTTTTCTCTAAATATCCATAAACAATATCATGCATTATTTCTGTTAATTCATCAGCAACTTTTCTAAATTCCTTCCTTTTTTCTTCTAATTCTTTATTATTAATTCCAGCTCTCAAAATAGACTTTGAAAAATGAAAATAACAGTATCAAGTTCAGAAGTATCACTTAATTGTTTAAAAATTTTATTCCATGATATTTTTAATTTTGAATCAATATTTGTTTTTTCTATCAATTCTCCTTTGACTCACGAACTCGAGTTCGTTTCTGTTTCTATTGGCGAAATTGGCGGATTAGGAACAATAATTTTATCATCATAAAACATTTTAGTAGTAATAATAGTAGCTAATACAATACCTACTACAAAAACAAGAATCATCCAAGGTAACATTTTTATCAACAAAAGCTTAACAGGTATTTGATTAAGCATCGCATCATCAACAGCTTTCTTCATCCTCAATGCATGAATATCTAAGACTCCACTATCTTCATTTGTTTTAGACAAAATCATATCTTTAAAAACTATAAGACGATTCAACTGTTTCTTTATTCCACTAATATCATCTGATGCATTACACAAATCCTGTTTTCTCTCAACACTTCTTATTCTAACATCATGATCTTTTATCGTTTTCTTATTATCATCAACCTTCTCTCCTTGTGCTTCTAGAAAAGTCTGTGTCTCTATAGCAATTCTCTCTAATGACTGAAGAGTAATAGTTTGACGTTTAGTAACTTCTGATAAATCCTCATATAGAGTTCCTAAATATCGAATATCATATTCATCACTCTTTTTCGACATCTTTTTGTTCTCTCCAAGATGACGTTTCACTAACTAAATTACTTAAAATTTCACAAATCTGACTCTGTTGCTCATTCATTTCTTTAATTAAAACAACCATATTATTTTGGCTATCAGTAATTTGCTTTTGAATATCAAAAAAATTAGTAGGTACCATCCAGGCATAAGAGCCATCAGAATTCCTAACATCATGCATCTTATATATTTTATAAACAATTACTAAAGTAGAAATACTAACAACCGTTAAAATAAATACAGATACAATCAAAATTACTGGGTCAACAAAGATTACAGTTTCAAAAGTTTTAGTCATGATATTCTCCTGATTTTTAAATATATTACAAACATATACAAAATACTACATATACAAATATACTACAATTTCAAAATTACCATGTCCAAAAACTATGTTACACGCTTTCTATAATATACTGATTCCATCGATGGATTTCCATTTTCATCAAACAAATCAAATCTTACTACCTCTGTAACACCGTCTGTTTCAAAAAAAATCATCTGATTATTTATTATTCGCCAATCACCCTCCTCTATATTTAAAACTTTTGTTAGATATTCACCAAGAGATGTATCATTCCAAACACCTTCCGGAATACTCTCATCAAGACCCGTCATCAACTTATCATGTTCATCCTGAGTAAGTGCCGTACCTCCTGTTTGTACTATCGTCGAAGAAACAGCCTGAATAACCATAACCTGAATATTAGGAGTATATGCAATAGGGTCACCATCTAATCCACCAGTAAGATTTCCACCCTTAATTACAGCAACATAAGCACCATCCCAAAATCTCAATTGCCATGGAGAATACAAAGTCAATGTTATACCAGTAGTAATATCTTCATCCAATAAATCTTTCCCAGTAGCAAAACATATTTCATCATAATTCATACCAACAGGAGACTGCATAATATCACTAAGAAAATCATACAAATCTTGCACAATAACCTCAACTTGAGGAGCCAAAATATGAATCAAATGATTATGCCAATCTACATAATAAGACATTATTTTTTGCTTACCTTGCCATTATCTTTTATCTTTCCAGTTAAAGAATTACTTCCAGTCAAACTTTTTAATATATCCTCACTAGTTTCTATCAACAAATCATAAGATTCAATTAAATTCTCAAATCGCTCTTTATTTACTTCAATCTTATCCATTATATCATCTCTATTATCCTCATCTATTTCTCCATCATAATAAATCTGGTCAATATATTCATACTGTATAGAACACGCTTCACGCATTTCAATATATTTCAAACGTTCTTTTTTAAGAGATCTAACCTCTTCTATACTTTGTTCAATAGTATCAGTTTTATCAATATTAGAAGCTCTTAATTTTTTTCTAATATTCTCATCCTTATCTTTATTTTTTATTTTTATTCTCATAACTATACTATAGATGTCAATCTTTTCATTGCATTACTATATATCGTCATTTTCCTTCTGTTCTCACACATCAAATCATCAACTTTTCGTTCCTCAACCGGAATCATTTCAAGTTGAGATTTTAATGCAGTTTTGTCATATTCACTACCATTCAAAAGACGATTTAAATTATCTCTTCGTCTAGATAAATGATGTTTTACCTTTTCCAACTCTAAAAAATCATTTTCTAGACATGACAAAACAGATGCAACTCTTTTTATCTCTACAATATTTATATTTTTATCCATTATAAACCGTATCAGGATTCCTAACAGCAACAGTTTCACCACCAGTAGCAGGAATCGTTACCTCTGATGTAAATGGCTCAATTTTAACTGATGCACCAGATGTATTCCTAACTCTTGTTCTTCCATAAATAGGAGAAACAAAAACCATCGAAGCACTTACTGTTGTACCAGATGTGACAAACGTTAAAATAATAGGAACAAATATATAATCACTAGATGTAACCGTTATAGGAACAGCGTTAACCTCAAATGAATCTCCAGTAGTCTGTCCAACTATTGGATAATTTTGGTCAAGTTGAACTTCATCATTACTTGTAACCTCTGATATATAAGATACTTCGTCTCTAGTAACATTATAAATCAGGTCTCCAACTTCAGAAGATGAAAATGCACCAACAGCAACAATCGTTGTTGAATTGGTTCCTGCTTCTGCTGTATCAGCAAAATTTGCCAAAATAAATTGCGAACCAGACCAAGAAGAATATCTTAATATATATTCAGCATTATTTTCACTAGCATCAATAAGAACCAATCTTCCTCCAGCTGTCTTCCCTGGAGTATCAACAGTTACAGACCCACTCACATCTAATGTACTATCACCAGATGTTTCCCCTCCAGCAGCGGAATACTCTGTTTTGTTTATATTTCCACCTTGAGATAACAACCTGTAAACTCCAACCCAATCATATGGTGCAACATTCGAAACAGTCATAGATGTAGAAGTTGGCCTTGATCTAGTTACTCCATTTGAATCTTTTAGCTGAAAATAATTCTCTTCTGAACTTTTATAATCAGAAATTAAAACCCCAACAGACCCAAAGAAAATACCACCAGCTAATGTTCCAAACGGACATTCAGAAATAGGAGTAATTGTTGAAACAGTAGTTCCACTTGCTGGTATATAATTACCTGCATCAACCTGAATTTGCTCTCCATCTATAAAAGTACCCCTTGTATTTCTAAGAAGTATAACCTTATTAGTTGTATCATGAGATAGAACTACACCAATAGCACCAGAAGTAACTCCAGTTACTGAATCCCCTTCGTCTACAGTACCTGTAACTGTTCCAGTATAATTTACTCTATATGTGACACCAATATACTCTTGACCATCAAGATCATCCAAATTATATGTGGAACCTCTTCTACATACATATTTCATATACTCATAAAATTGAGCTAAACTTGCTTGGTTTAAATCCCATGTTATACTATATGGCTCATCTGAACCATCATCATCAATATCGGCTGTAACCGCAGTAAAAGCAACTGTTGGTAAAACATTTCCATCAAACCAAGTGGTTAATGCTGGACCTTGATTAGCAACAGACCCAGACCCAGTTGCTGCACCAGTATCATCCTCATTTGTAATTGCTTCAGACCCATTAAAGGCTATAAATGGGTCTCCTACATAATAAAAATGCAACGTTGGGGTAGGATTAGTACCTGAAACAAGAGTTATTATACCTCTTGCACCTGATGTATCTCCTGAAATTTCATCTCCAATATTCCAATTACCAGACCCTCCAGAAAGAGTAATACTTGCATATCCAGTAGAATTATTAGAATCTGTGCTAGAAGACAATGGAGCAGAAACATTACCTCCTGAAGTTGTATTCATTCTAATTTCAACAAATGAATATCCACTCGTGTAACATCTAGCATAAACCGTCAAATAACCACTATCTATAACTGGAAAATCATCTGTAGTATAATCTGTTATAGGAATAGCTCTATCCAAATGACCATCTTCCCACCAATCTTGATTTGTCTGGTCAAAAGATGTAACACGCTCACCATTTTGATAAAGGTAAATATGAGTATCAGATAAAATTCCACCCTGCGTATATACATTTCCCCAAATCATCTCTCCTGTAACAGAAACCGCCGATTGAGTTGCTGTATGTGCATTACAAGTCAAAGTTCCACTACTACTGTCAAAATTATTCGCAGCAGCGCTAGAATCAGGTCTTACAAACAAATAATCTGTTGTACCACCTGGAACAACAACATCTAATAATATACCAGCATCTCCATCTGTATGAGTTATTGCATTTCCAACATCACCTAATACTATATTATTACTAGCATTTGTAACAGGAACAACAACTATACCAGTATTACTATCAACTATTCTTTTCCATCCTGATGTCTTTAAAGCACATCCAGTAAAATTCTCATAATCACCTATTATATGCTGCATAGTTCTCAAATCTATAAACCATGGCTCAGCATCTGCAGCATCAATTTTACCAATTGTATATTCACCAGGTGTTTCAGCTGAAAAAATAACCCCATCATCCATTTGAGGAGCAGAAGAAAATAAATCCTGCATCGCAGAATAAACATCAATCATCTTCTGTGTATCTGCTTTAGTACTACCACCACTCCATGTAATCTGTTTTCTTCTATTTTCAGACAAATAATAAATTGTTAAATCACCTGATAAAATTGTATTACTCATGTATATATCTCCTAATTCAGGACAAGACTTTCTTGCATTGTCACTTTTAAATCAAAACCAGTAGACCTAATTGTACCAGTAGTACTAAATGGCTTATATCTAGGATCATCTATATCTTCTGATTTTCTACATCTAATTATTATCGCAACATCTGATGAATACACAAATTCTTCAGTAGCAACACCTAATATATTAGTATCTTCATTCATCAACGGATTACCATTATCTTGTCTAAAAATAGCAGTTTGAACACCACTTATTGGGTCTTGATTTTTATCAACAACTGTTATTGTCAAATCAACCAATGTCTGGTCAATAGAATACAAATTAGCTTCTTGTGTGGCAATACTAGTAGTAGTTTCTGTGATAAACATACGCATATCTGCAACATCAGCAGTAGCTGTAAATCTATATTTTAATTTAACACCACCAGAAATACTACTTATTCCGGTCCAATTGCCCACTGTTCTTGCGTTCAACCAACTTCCACTCCAACCGCTTCCTGTGTCGTATTGAAATTCTACTGTAACGTCCGTCCATTCATCTGTTCCCCAAGAAATAGCTCCTGAACCTAACATGGATGTTATATTACCGGTAAACGAAATATGGCCTTTTGAAAAATAACTTTGTTCTACTTCTATTATATCTCCATTGGACATATTCAAAGAACCATCACCATTAAAATAAGAATTACCACTAATTATAGTTATATAATTATTATCATCAGATGGTGGTATTAATATACATACGATAAATCCATATGTATCAGATTTAAATCCATCATGAATTTGTATTCCAATATCACCAGGATAATTTTCGTTTATACCACCTGGTCCACCTGGATTAGCCGAACCTGCATGTAACCCTTTTATAAGAGTATCAACACCAGAGATGTCAAATGTTTGATCATAATCATAACTACAATTTTGAATTGTAGTTCTTATAGCTGTTGTAGGAATAGAAGTCAAAAAATCATAATTTGTATCTTCAGCCCAAATTCTAGAAATATTTATATCTGAACAACTTCCAACCAAAGTAAATAATTCTCTGCTTTTACTATTAAAATTATCAGGATTATCAATTATACCAATACATCTAAAATTTACCCTAACACAATCAGTAAAATAAAAAGCTCTATAACCTGGTGGACCTAAGACTTTCCATCCACGAAGATAAACATCCTTAGCATTTTCCAAAGCAATAGCATTTGTAGTCAAAGTAGGATTTTGATAATCTTGTGATGATGCTCCAATTATATCTTTCACAACAATATCATTAGTATCTCTAATAACCAAAACCTTGGCATTAGAATGTATATCTCCAGATATACCAACACAATTATTTATAGTTACATTTTCACATCTTCTAGCATAATAACAAAACAGATATGTATTTGTTCCATATGTATTACCTCCTATAATAGAGATACATTTTTCTATCAATACATTCGCAGAAGTATCCGCTCCAAGATACATCCAATAAGCATATGCTTGAACAACCAAACAATCTATTATATCTGCTCCATTACCACAATCCACTATACCAATAGCAGAATTAGGATTTGATGCTAACGCAAATGGGTCATTTATAATTACACAATTATAATATAAAGATTTTTGTAAACAACCTGAAGACCCAAGAGAAACAGAAGCACCAACATAATAAGCATAGAAATAATAAGCTCCAGATGTACCAAAATAAGCGCTACCAATATTACAAATACTCAATTCAACCT